TGTTAGCCAATAATGGCATACGGACGTTTACTGGTGAGGATTACGGGCATCTGCTTCTGCAGAACTCGCATTCTATGTACGATATTGTGGAAGAGTCACGGCTTACAACTGTAGATAAGGATCTCAAGAAACGGCGTGTCATCGCTATTGAACCAACTGTTGGTATGTTCTTCCAACAGGGGCTTATGGCTATGATGTACCGTAGATTGAAACCTTATCTGGACCTAGAGTCCTTACAACCAAAACATGGAGAATATGCCTTTCTTGGCAGTATAATGCCGCATTCAATTGCGACCATTGATTTCTCTAACGCTTCTGATAGTTTGGGGATTGAAGTTATAAAATTCCTATTACCTCCTAAGTGGTTTGAAGCTGTGATGGCCTTTCGTACGCCAAAGACGTCTGTTCGGCTTGGAAAGTCGAAGATATCTGTGGATTTACGTATGATAGGTACTATGGGTAATGCAACAACATTTCCTTTAGAAACTCTAGTTTTCTACTCGCTGGCTAACGCAGTCTCCCAAGACACAAACTCGACAGTTTCTGAACCTCTAGAGGTTCTACCGCTGTCTAGTGTCTTTGGTGATGACTGTATTATTCGGACCGAGTATGCACGTCGCTTTATGAGCTTGTGCACGAAGCTTGGCTTTGATGTCAACGAAGAGAAATCTTTCTTTGATCCTAAGGTTAAGTTCCGCGAGTCCTGCGGCTCTGATTACTATCAGGGCCGTAACGTAAGGCCTTTTTATTTAAAGGCCCCCCACAATGATAGACTTAGCAGTCTAGCTCCTTGGCTATATATAGTGATGAATCGTCTCTTAAAGAAGTACAGATCGTACTTCGGGGGCGACTACTACTATGTCGACAAGGAAGTTTACCGCTATTGCCTGTCTTTGTTTGCGGAGCATCGGATGTTGTTCACATTCGTTCCTGCAAGCTATCCTGATGATGCCGGGCTAAAAATACCGGCGGACCAAATCGGCAGCTTCATGTCTATGGATTACCAAGAGTTCTTCTATCCATCGTTGTTAAACGAATGGCCGGAATATAACTCAAAGAAAATCTGTGGCATAAAGGTTGCTGTACCGGCCCGCTCTAGCCAAGGCACTTACACGTTTCAGTATTACAGATTCCAGTATACTCGCAAAAGCGAGCGTGGCAATGAAGTTAGCTATTGGAAAACTCTCAAGTTTCCGTCTGCTAACGATGCATCGTCAAAGGTTTCTTCTCAAACGTATGTAAGTAAAAGGATAGGTGGTTATGTTGTAAGTAGGGGTATATCACATAATTTTTGCTGATATACAAGCTGGACTGACTGGAAAGATAGACGTCTATGGGTAACTGTAGCTCCAATCGTTTCAATCACTTTCCCAGCAGCTGTTCAAGCTGT